TCCGGCATCCATCCTGTATCAATCTGCTGTACCTGCACAGAACATGTTGTGTGCGCCACCTCTTCCTTTGTCACTTCATAAATCTTGTCACCCAGAAGCGCAAACATGCATGCCTGCAATCCATCTGCCCGCTTCGGTGTTGCTGTCAATCCAAACTTATACCTTGCGCACAGGCTTGACACCACTTTATAGAACATAGTCACTCTTGAAGGCGTACCACAGCAATGCTGACAATTATGCACCAATATTCCATTGGCAAAATAATTGTTGTTATCCTCTACTTCGATATTATAGACATAACCATCAGAACACAGTCCTCCAAATGTTCCATCACTTGTTTGTTCTTGAACCTCAACATTGTCCACCCTAACCCATTCAAAAACTGCTCTTTCTTCTTGTCCTGTTTTTGCCGTTCTACTGCACAATGAGAATTGCCATCTATTTCTATTGCAATCATTTTTTCTGGAATTGCTATGTCCACCTTGTAACAAGTGGGATAACCGCTCTCCCGTGGCATTCTTGTTGGTATTGGATATTCTGTGTAAACGTCCACAAAGTCTGCTAATTTGATTGCAAAATTTTGTTGCGGCACTGTTAAGCCAGCCCCATTTCCACATCTTATCCGTGGCTTGTGTCCGATTTCTTTCAATCTGTTTGAAACAGCTTTCCGCACACTTGCATCTTTCATCGGATTGTCTGTTTTCATTCTCTCCACAAACTGTTCGTGATACCGTTTGTTTGTGTTTTTCATTGTTTCGGATATTTTGCGTCTGCGCTCTTCTGTCCAAACATCCCTTTTGTGACCACCCTTTACAGAACATTCTTTTGAGCAATAACAATAACCTCGCTCCAATGCCCTGCGTTTTGATGTTTTGGGCATTATGTCTGTTTCCACTTCTTTCCCACACCAATCGCAATACATAATCATCATGCACCAACCTTTCTGCATTAATCCATCGTCCATCTTGTGTGAATATCGGATGATTAGAAGTACAGATTATTTCTTCTCCATTCGATAATTTTACTTTGACAATATCATGTGCCTTGTACTTAAATACATGCTTTATACGCTTGTATTCAAGTTTTTTCGTATTCCTATTGTATGATGTTATTATATCATCAATGCACAGGTTTTTCAATTCTCTTTTTCCGGCAGGTGTATCAATTAAAGTTTCTGCGGGCATACACTCATCCACGATTATCACATCAAATGCATCCCGATATGCAGACAGGTCAATCTTTGCCATGGTCTGCACTGTGGCAAAAGTGATGTGTTCTCCAATATCAACTTTCCCTGCCGTGATTGTGCCGCATTTGACACCTTCCAGAACACTGATTGCCCGCTCCTTGCTCTGCATCAGCAAATCATGTGTGTGTGTCAGCCACAACGCCCTGCCACCTATCCTTGCAATGATTTCCAAGCCACACTGTGTCTTCCCAGAGCCGCACGGCATCACCAAAACACCATTCTTGGCCTTTATAGCCTCATTTACAGCCTTTTCTTGATATTCATACAGATTTATGCGGCTTTTATATTCAACATGCCTTAATGGGCAAATTTGAAGCTTGTACGCATCTTTCACAGGCCACAGATGCCAGATTCTTTGCAAACATCCAAATGGAAGATGCAATTCATCACCAACTCTTTCATACATCCAGATATATTCTGATGTGCCGCCTGTCCACTTTCCCATCTGTTGCCGCTTGTAGTATTCTGGATTTTGAATGACAAGATTATTCTTGCACCATCCAATCAATGCCATTATAGGCTCTTTGATTTTTATTTTTTCACAAACCCGAATCTGCATCACAACCAATCCTTCCACTCTTCAATGTATTTGCTATATGCCTTTTTTGAATATTCATCCGGCATTGGAATATCAAGCCTTTCAGATATCTTGGCGGCAAATGCTTCCTGCTTTTCTGTTGGCGGCTCTGGCCTGTTTCTTTTATATTCCCACTTCATCATTCATCCTCTTCCTCATATCCACTGCACTCCGAATTGTACGGGCACAAATCGCATATCTGACCATCATATTCACCTGTGTTCCAACAGGATTCAAAATCCTCTTCTTTCATTCCTTATCCTCGCTTTCTGCTTCTTCATCTTCCGCATCATCCTCGTCACAATCAGAAGTTATATTGTTAAAGCATCCTCGTAGTAAATTACAAAACCCATCTGATAATGAGCTACTTTGCCTTAATTCATTAGCAGTACATTCAATCTCGGTTACTGTTGTCTTGATTTTCATTTCTTATCCTCACTTTCCCACTCAATCGGCTTTATAAACGGATTAAAACCCAACTGTAAACATTTCTTCATAGCAAGCACTTTTACATCTTCTGAAATATTCGTGCAATACTGAACTGCTTTATAAACTCCTGCTTTCATTACTTTTCTGCTCTTTGGAATTGGAATATCATACTTCTTTGAGTAATTCCGCACCGCTTTTCAATCATCATCAACTACAGCCTTAACAAAGGCTTTATCTCGTTCTTCTGCAAAAGTCATTCTTCAACCTCACTTTCTGCTATTACCGCCTTTATAGCGTCAAAAGCAATATCCACGTTGTATGCGGTATATCCTGCTTGTAATAGCCATTTCTCTTGACGGTCTATCTCGGCTCTTATCTTGTCAAGGACATCAGACTTACCATCCTCATATCCACGCATATAATTCTGTTCTTTAGTCATGGATTTTATTTCTGTTTCAGATATTTCACTCATTCCTTACCCTCGCTTTCTGCCTTGTATGGCTGTGGTAGTGGCATCCATGCGGTCACTTTTTGCGAAACATACCAACCATGATTTTTTCTTCTATCAGTATACATAGCGTCTACACCTATGGTAGCTAAACCTCCTGCATCATCAGTTACAAGCACATATATATTATCTTCTGGCAACCTCTCACTAACAGGAATCCACCTTGTCTGCTCTAATGCTTCTATTGCCGTATCAAGAGCAACTAAATCTTTACCATTTAACTTATACTGCGTATTCTTTTCAAGTTGTTTGATTGCTTCTTCTCTTGTCATCCTTCCACCCCCATCTTTGCTCCGCAGTTCGGGCAATAGTTCCATGTAACATACTTGTCTTTTCGTTTGCCGCAAACTGAGCATTTCTTCGCCTTAGAAATCCTATTGTATGGAATGGTTCTAAACTGAACTTCCTCCCAATGCCCTGTCTTTTCTGTACTGGTAGAGGGTAAGCTATTTTCTTCTTCCACAACACCTTTTGCCACCATACTATCTTTGAAATGTATGTTTACTTCCTGCCATATCTGAAAGTCTGGCACATCAATTTTGATTATTGCTTTCATTTGACTCCCCTACCTCTCCGAGTGCTTTACAACAAATACAAGCATACATTCATCTGTAACAATAAAATGCTTTACTTCCGCATTGGTATATTTTTCATTCAAAAATGCAGACAATCTACAATCTGTATACTTCATATGCAAGGCAAAATTTGCACATCCGTATAAGTTACCGTATTCGTCAATTGGTATTCCATCATTTACCAAATCCCACATTGATTCATAACTATCTTCGTCATAGACCAATACAGGCAAATTTTGACATCCGTATAATTCATCTATAAAATTTGCAAGTGTCATTCCGTCACCTCTCCATCTCATCACTCAACCCAAGCAAGTAGTCCGCCGACACATTCAGAGCCTTGCAGATGTCCACAAGTGATGCGTATTTCTTGCCACGCTCTCCATTGACATAGTGGCTAATCGTAGAGTGCGACACATAAATCATGTCTGCCAACTCATACTGATTCATACCACGTTTCACAAGGGCAAGTTTCAATCTTTCACCATTCATTTGCAGTCACCTCCACTTGCCGCACCACATCCTGCAACTATCTCTGTGACGCTTATTTTGCCATCATTTACATGTTTATAATAATCAAATGCATTTCTTATCACTGAATGTTCAAAAGCCGCTTCTCGGTCAATTTCCTGCTTCACACAGTATCTGTCAACATACTGTTTGAAATCATTGTTTGATTCATATAATTCCTTCATCATTCCACTCCTTTTCACTCCTTGCTGAAATAATGGTCACCATGTTGATACATTGCCGTGCCAAATCCATGATAATGACCTGTGCGGAAATACATGATTTCATAATCAAGCCGCTCTTCCATCTCTCTTTCCACAGCCTCCATGTCTTCCTGCGTGTATGTTTCTGCCCGCACAAATTGACCATCCTGCAATACTACACCAAACACATGATTTGGATAGTATTCACAATCAACTCTGTTCAATACACAGTCAACAACAAGCCTCTTCCCTGTCATGTCTTGATTGCTTGCCTCTGCATGCACAACCTTTGCAAGCACAGCTTTTTCATCATCATTCAAAGGTGTTTCAACAGTCTTTATTTCCGGCAGATATTCTGTTCTTTCAACAACCACAGTCAACTTTGCCCTATCCTGCTCATTCATTACATCTGGCAGATTCACTTCTGCTGATTTGGTACAACTGTCAGTAAAAGAAATTATCAAAAGCAACAACACAACAATATTCATCACTTTGTATCTCTTCATGTTTGCATCCTCCAATCCTAATCTTCCCATGTTCTTTCAACGCATTATATTCAATGCATATAATATTTTCTTTATGCTCAACAATAACCACAGGGCATATGTTTCCGCATCTTATCCACTTTTCAAAAGCCATCACTTGATTATCTTCAAGCCTGCTGATGCTGAATACATCAGCAACGCATGTTTTGCAATCAATGGCATATGCCTTTCCATTCTTCACTGCTATGATGTCAAAAGGCTGTGCGCCTCGGATATCGGGCACAATAAAATGTACCCAATATCCTTTTACGGCAAGCCTCTGGCAGATGTCTTTTTCAAACTTATTGCCTAATTTTTTGTTATTCAAAACGGCAATTCCTCTCCAACATTATCGGGAATACTCATGAAACCATCAGCATCTGCAACAGGTGCAGGCTTTACATTGCCATCAGCCTCTTTCCAAGGCGGCAAACTATCCTGTTTTTCTGCCGGAATAAATTTGTCAACCTTTGCATTCACATTGCCATTGTATTCCTCATGCTTCACAGAGCATGCGCCGACCTTGCCAACCCATTTTGATGTGTCAAGCTCACCATCAGCAATGTCCTTGAAAGAATCATAAAACTGTGTCAGCATCCTGTTTGTGATTTCCGGCTTGTCCTTCATAAATGTGATATAATGATAAATGTTTTCCGTGTACCCACTCACATCAAACTGAAGCACAAGCATATCATTGCCGCCTTTGCTTACTGCTTTTTCAGCAGACTTGATGCGGATTCTGTGATTCCCTTCGGGAATCTTTGATGTGTAACTGTTGCTTTCCTCTCTCTTAAAATTCCATGCCATTTTTTAATCCTCCATTTCTTCTTCAACCAAAATTTCAATTTCAACATCAACATCATCTTTGTTAATGTAATTTTTCTTCGCTGTGCCTGCAAATACAATTGCGCAATCAGCATCATCAAACTCAAACTTGTGATAATCAATCTTCACAATATATTTCATCTTCATCCTGCTTCCTCCTTTCTCTGGATGAAGTCTTCAACAACACATTCTTTCCTGCAATCCACTTGATTCTTTGCATAGATGTTCTGCGTTGCTTCCAGAAGAATGTGGTGTTCTCCATCTTTATTCACACCAATCCATCCTACCATATCACACAGGCCGCAGATGTTGTCCACAATCTTTGCGCTGATTTTCGGGATAATTCTGGAATACTGTGTGCCATCTGGATGTGTAAATTGTTCAACAGATTCCCATGCTGTCCAAACAATATTTACACCCCATGCTTTCATGTATCGCAGGCTGTCCACAAGCTTGAATTGCATGTACTGATAATCTGCCATTGCCGGAACACCTTTGTTTTTTCCTTTCCGGCCAAGGTCAGAAAGAATGCACCGCTCCAATTCGCTGATGTTAT